AATGTTGGCTGCTACCTTACCCAGCCGCAGATACGCATCTACCTCATCCACAGTGGGTTCCGGAAATTCATTAGAAATCACGGATACCTCCATCAGCATCAGCCGCCACAAACTCCGTAGGTAAGCTGCTGGTCTCGGTCATACGCCCCGTCTCGGGGTTGTACTCAAGGCACGAGGCAAGTCCCGTGTCCCCCGTGTAGCGGTTCTTAAGCACCCGCAGATTGCTGAAGTGCTTTGATTCAGGGTCTTGCTGGTCACGCTCCACCCCGATAACCATGTCACTCAACTGTGCAATGGCCGCGCTGCCCCGCAGTTGGCTCAAGCTGGTCTGGGCTCCGTCCTCATGGCCCTTGCCCTCTGGACGCTTCAGGTGACTGACAAGAATCATCCCGATGTTTAGCTCCTGCACCAGTGCCCGAAGGTTGGTCATGATGTTGTCAATCATGCGCCGTTCATCCCCATCACCGATACCACTGACAACAATGCTCAAGTGGTCGAGGACGATGAACTGGCAACCGCATCCACGGGCCATGTAACGGATACGATTAAACAGATTGTCCGAGTCTAGTGAACCAAAGTGGTCATAGGTAAAAAACCGCCCCGTACCAATGGTGCGTCCAAAGGCTTCCTTAAGTTCTTCGGCACTGACGACCCCAATGTTCAGATGAAGGGGCTTGTTGACTTCGATGGACACAATGCCAAGGGCTGTACGGCGAACGCTCTCCTCAAGGGCCACATAGCCCACAGAGAGCCCAAGGCTTAATAGGTGATGGGCAATCTCACGGCACACCTGTGACTTGCCGATGCCGCTGCCAGCCGTCACAGTGACAATCTCACCCTGACGAATCCCGTGCGTGGTTGTAGTCAATCCTTCCCACGGATACGGGACTGACTTCACATTGGGGGAATTGGCAATGCTGTCCCACATCTCGGTGGCTCCAACAATCCCATCAGGGCGGTACTGCTTGGCTTGCCAGATGGCGTTGATAATATCCCCGTGCTTATTGGCCTGAAGGCACTCGTTGGCATCCTTAAGCGGAAGGCTGGCGATATGGGCCTTACCCACGCTCAAAAGCTGGGCACACTCGGAGGCTGCTTTCTTGCCGTGTTCGTCCATGTCAAACATGAAGACCACACGTTCAAACTTCTCAAGCCACTCAAGATTCTTGCGGATACTCTTGGCGGCTCCTTGTGCCCCGTTAGGAATGCTCACCACAGGCCACTTGTTCTGTTGGGCTTGGCTGACGGAAAGGGCATCAATCTCACCCTCTGTGATGACAACCATCTTACCACCATCTTTCCAAAGATGCTGGCCGTAGAGACCCACTTGCTTCGTGTCACCGATGAAGCTGAAGTCCTTGTTGGGAAAGCGGAGCTTCTGGGCCACCAGCGTCCCATCCACAGTGCGGTAGTTAGCAATCTGGACGGGCTTGCCATTGAAGTCACCAATGCGGTAATCCCACTTCTGGCAAGTCTCTTCGTTGAGGCCGCGTTTGGTGAGGGGCATGATGTCTCCTTGGACAAATGAGATGTTTCCTACGGGTACGGGTGTCGTGTTCATGTTTTCAATAATGTTGTCGGTATTCATGGTGCTATGGGTATATTTGTTACAGCTAAAACAGAAAGTGTGTCCATCCGTATAAAGACCACAGCCATCGCTGGAGCCACAGGAGGAACACGATTGATGTCGGATAAAGTTTGCTTCGCTCATGTTATGTTGTTGTTGTCGTTAACCAAGCATCGGGAATACTGGAGTCTGCCCACAGAAATCCATTCTTCGTTGCCCAGTCAGCGTACGTTGTCTTACTGGTCTTACTCAATCGGTTGTTGGCCCTCTGGAATACAAACCGAATGTCCAGATGGGGGTACTGCTCTTTCACTAACAAATGCTTCTTGCGGTCTGAAGCAATGAACAATCCCTTGGCCTCAATTATGATTCCGTTAGGCAACACGAAGTCAGGCGTGTATCGGGACGGCGTTATGGGCTTTGTATAACGAATCATGTCCTCTTCGTATCTGTAATCAATCTTCTTGGCCTCAAGTTGCTTGGCAAGCTGCTGCTCAAAGCGGCTACGGAAAACATAATGTTTATCAGTCATAATATTGTTCGCGTTGGAAATGGTATGCGCGACCCACCCATCTTACCTACAGTTTAGAAGTCACTACCGCTAACGTCACCGCTCTGGGTCTGGGGTGCCTTGGAGATTGCGTCCTCAATGGACTCGCTCTCGCTGGTCTCAAACCCGAAGGACTTGGCATCCGTAGCTCCAGAGGAGCCCTTGACCTCCAGCACTTGAACAGCGCGGAGACGGAAGCTGATGCCAGCACCGAGCGCAGCGGAGTACCAAGGGTTAACCTCAAAGTTAACACGGCACTTGGAACCATTGCCAAGGTCTCCAGTGTAGGGCTGGCCAAACTTGTCAAACACCGCAGGGGTGAAGTCCATCTTGTTACCAGTCTTCTTGGAGACAACCGATGCCTTCATCTTGAACGAGACGCGAATCTTGCCAGTCTCGGTACCTTCCTTGTCGGAGTCAGCTTTGAACGGGCTAGAGTTAGCCATTGAAAGGGACTTCTTTCCCAACAGCTTCTTCTGCTCCTCAATGAACTTGGCGAGGTGTGCGGAAGCCTTGCTGCGAAGCACTTCGGCCTCATCTTCGTTCAACACCAAGCTGATGCTGTACTCACCATCAGGCTTGAAGGTGGTGTCAGGGACACGGAGGCGGGGCCAAAGGCACGGGGCGGTGGGTGTTGTCAGGACAAGTTCTTCGATACGGGCCATCTTTGCGAAGTTACTGCTGTTGTTCATGCTCATTATTTTTTAGTTGTTTATTTGTTAAAGTGATGGCTTGTGCCGTTGTGGTCACAGCCATCTAGGACATAAAGTATACGGACTGTGGGATGTTGGCAACCAATTCTTTTGAGATATTTTCAATGCGATTTCCGTTAAGAACTTTGGTCACTTCCTCGGGAGTTAAGTTGGCATTTAAGATGTCCATTACGAGGTTAAAATCCTGGCTAAATACCTCAACGACAACGGCTTTGTACAAACGCTTAAGCTCCTCAACGTGGTTGGCGTTGCTGCCAACACAGTCGTGAATGGTTATCAGCGGGGCCGTGGTGTCCTCAAATCTTGCAATGGTCTTGTGGAGAATTGCGGCATCAATGCTGTGAATAAAGTTGGCACAGATGGCCTTGATGTTCTTGCTTTGATTGAGCGTACCTTCGTCCTCATCAAACACGCTGGTGCTTGCTTGTGTGCCCCTGACCAAGATGGGGGCCACTCGGACAACTTTGCGCCGTGGCATCTGTAGGCGAAACGGAAAGCCACTTGGGGTTGTCCACTTAACTCCGCAGTTCCGCTTGTGCAGCACACGCACCATGTCCTTGAGCGCATCCATCACCACAAAGATTTTGGGATGTTCCCGTTTAAGGATGTTAATAAGGATGACCGCCATCTGGCCTGATATAGACGTAAGCTCGGAGGCCCGATTGTCGGTGTTGTCGAAATTAGTCCTGAAGTGCCAGTCACACAGATGACTTTCAAACATATCAGCAATGCCGTTGATGCTGGAGCCGTACGGGATGGACATGATGGCCTCCTTAACAAACTTGCGGTCAATGCCCATGCGAAGGGGCCAGCGAAACCGGGGGTTTATTGGAAGCTGGAGCGTGACTTCTTCGCGCAACATCGTGGCTATGTGGTCATAGAAGTCCTTGCGGGTGTCACTTGGAATGACATTGGTTAGCTCGGCTAGGCGGATGTCGTTGCTCAATAGCGCAAGTATCTGGAACCCGCTGCTGGTTGCATCGGCCACACAAGGCTGGCGTGTCTCCAAGCCATCCCTGACACACCCCGTGTAATCAAAACAAAAGGCTAGGAATTGGACGGGCTCATCCATTTGGGCCCACCACAGGTCATCCAAGGGTTTATCGGCTGTATCGAATATCCGCTGTTTATGTGCGTGAACCCATACGGCCCTTTCGGTGATGGTCTTCTTGTCGAGCCCCGCACAGTTGGCTCCATGAATTTCCAGCGAGTGAACGTCGATTAACTTGGTGCCGTGGTGGAACTGCATAAGCCCACGAGTAAGGTCAGAGCCTTGAAAGGAGAGCATGGGGGTGCTGATGGTGTACATCCGGCCCCTGTAATCCATACGCATTGGGGTGTAGAATGGCCTTTCCTTGAGGTAGCGGTTGTCGGCCACCACTTCTATGCTGCGGGCCACCAAGAGCCTCTTACGGGCGTTCTCGCGCCGTTTAAGCCACACCACAGCCTTGCGCTTACGAAGCATTGTCTCGGTCTCGTTAGGATATTTATCGGTGGGTAGGGGTATCTGGTCAGGAGGAATGGGTATAATTTCTGACAAGGCTTCCCCGGATTTTTGGCTGTCCCACAGGGTCTTAATGACATCCAGCACCCGCCTATTGATTGTCCATAGGGTCTGGGATTGAATCTTGTTTAGACAACTAATGGCCTCACCATACGTCAATTCTTCTGTAAGTACCTCAAGTGGATAGAGTTGCACCGATGACTCAAAATGGACAATGGGAATACGAAGGTT